CGGGCCGGTACTTCGTCAAACGCCCCGGCTCGGGCGATGATTGAGGGAACAAGTTGCTACGGTATATTTCATGCCGAAGAAGTAACCGTTGCGAACACCACTCACAAAACCTAACCTTATAAGAAATGCACCCTAGCAGTCCTCAAGTGCACCTCCCGGTACTCCAACTGTGGGAGCCCTTTTAAGCTTCATACACCTTACGGTGAGTGCTGCGCTGTTTTCGTCAAAACCTTGCCGGAACAGTCGATCTCGGTTATCCCCTTTCGGGGGAGGCGGTTGCTCTACCACTGAGCTACATCCGATTGCTCGAATGACAGGACTCGAACCTGTGACCCACTGCTTGAAGTAACCGATATCTACACCAGGCACGGGACACAGTAAAGCACATTAAATGTGCTCCGTCAAGCGCTCGTGTCCAAGTGCGCCGCGAAGACCTTCCGCACGCGCTCCAGTTCCTTGGAGCCTTCCCGCCAACGCCAGCGGGTACCGGGCTTCTTGATGCCCGCCTTGCGCAACCAGATCCGCGCCAACTGCTCTTGGATGTTGGCCTTTTTCGCCAGATATGGCAGCGTCCAATAGGTCTCAACGTCCTGTGTTGCGAGGGCACCGCGGCGCGTCATACCCGCGGGGACGGGCTTTTCCTGCTTGATTGATGGTCTACCTATGCGCGCGGCGGGTTGCTGTAACTCTTCTGCAGCCGCTGCGGCGCGCTTAGTCAGGTTTATAACCTTCTTCGGCGGCTTGCGTACGCTATCATTGTTGCGCTGCGCGTCGATAAGTTCAGCTTGAGGCATACTACGACGCTCTTTACGCGTGAGTTTCTTGATCTTGGTACGTCTTGGTGGGCTCAAGGGCTCCTCCATTTTATCGTTTAGTTGTTGAATCGTTTGGCGCAGTATTTTATCCGCGCGCATCTTTTCTGATAACTGTTTGAAGTCTACCATGTCGATATACATCGCAGATGAGTTTGGCCAGGTTTCGCTTTTTGGTGACGGCGGTATAGATGTACTCGTCCACCGTCCCAGTCGCCATCAAAAAATAGTACTGCACATGCGGCTTATCGTAAGTGAGCACGCGAAAGCGGGACTGCTCAAAGTTGATCATTGAGAAGTCCATGCTGTAGTAGATAATGATGTCGGCTTGTGACATGTCTACCGCAATGCCGGCCTGCTCCTGCATGACGATGCAGTCACATTCAAACTTACCGTCGTACGGATGCCCTGCGCGCACCTCTTTGACAGTGAAATTCAACCGGTGCAGCTCGCGCGCAATGCGTTTGATCTCATGTACAAAGCGAGCTATCACGATGAATTTAGTCCGTGAACGCAGTCCTCGTACCACGGTATGAAGTGCTTCCAGCTTCTCTCGCCCGATATTGGTTGGAGTGGGTACAGGCGGATAGTGATCGCTGTCTAAAAGTACTGTGCCGCCAGTCACCTGCTGCAGCTTGATCAAACAGGCGAGGATGTTCTTGACCTTTACTTTGCGCTCGTTAACCTCCGCCACCAACAACTGCTCCAAGTCGTCATAGATGCGGCTTGATGCGCGGGACAGGTCTACCGGGACGCGGGTGTACTTGATCAGTAGCGGCGCGGTGCGGGCCTCGCGCAATGTGATTCGATAACAGTGCGCATGAAATTTCTCGTAGAATTCCGCCTCATTGTTGACCCCTACAACGTCCGTGGGCTCACGCTTGTGGGTCCGTGGGTTGACGGCTTTATAGCCGCCCCAGACCAAATAACGCGAATCGAACCCCTCGTGAGTGCGAATCATCCCATCAAACTGATCGTCCCATGGGCCAAATACTGACGGATCAATGAAATCAAACTGAGCCCAGGCGTCTTGAATGCCTTGTGCTATCGGAGTCCCCGTCAACGCAAGGCGCCAGCGGGCGTACCGACCGATACGACGGGTCGTACGGGAGCGGCTCGTGCCGCGCTTTTTGATGTAGTGCGACTCATCGCAGATCACAAACAGGTCTTTGAGCTTGCGCGCCTCAGCGTAAGTTGCTTTGCGGCGCTTGACCCATTGCTCATAGTTCTCGACACGGATCTGGATGTCATCCAGCTCGGGGAAGATCGCGCGGCATTGCTCGATTTCGCGCCACCACACCTCCGGCGCCGCGCCCCCGGCTTTTGGGCAGATGACCCAGAGATGCTTGGGGCGGCACCTCGCGACAATCGTCAACGCGGTGCGCGTCTTGCCGGCCCGCTGCTCAAAGAAAAGACCGAAGCCCCCACCCGATTGCATTCGGGCGAGGGCTGCGGCGATCGCTTCCCGTTGGTACGGGCGCAGGGGAGCCAGGACCATTTAGATAACGACGGTCAACTCGTCCGCGCTCATCTCATAGACGGCGTCTTCGGTCTCGATCGAAACCTTATCCCCATCGATCTCAGTGACTTCGCCCTCGCGGATCTTGTTGCGCTCATCCTTGAATCGCACCGTAGCGCCCTTCTTCAGCCTCTTGGTGCCGGAGGAGCGGCGCTCGTCCTTGCCGTCGTCATCCTTGCTCTTATCGTCGTCATCATCGTCCTTGTCCCGCCCTCCGCGGCGACTGGCGCGCTCGTCTTTCTCGTCCTCGTCGCGCTTGTTGGAGGACCCACTCCTCGATGTCTTCCGGCTCGCTTTTGGGTCCTCTTCCTCATCGTCCACGGTCTTGACATCGCCCAACGCGTAAGTCCCTGTCACGCGCCCGTAGGCGGCGCCGTCGTTGCCTTTCTCCCCCACGACGACGTCGATGATGCACTCGGTCTCGTCCTTGATGATCTCGTCCCAGTCGATCTCGGTATCCCCCTTGTCAGCGATCTCGTACCCGATGGACTCCAACAAGCCCTTGAGGCGGAAAAGCGCCTGCGGCTGCAGCGAGTAATTGTCGAACCGTACAGTGCGCCCGTTGCACTTGTCGCTGGTGACTTCCCAGGTGAGTTGGAGGTAGGGCTCCCCCGACTCCTTCCCTTCCTTCTCCTCCACTTCGATAATCTTGGCTTTGTACTTGCCGTCCGGTACAGCGCCTCCTGACTGGACATCCGACAAATCGACAGACGTGACGGTTCCGCCACGACGTTTCTTGACTGGCATAAGTGCGAACACTCCTCGTTAGGGTTATTTACGTGTCAACTTGATTTTTCGGGCGAGGGATTCGCCCTTGGACAACCGCATAATCTTATCAAAGGTTGGATCAACAATATACTCTGGCACAGGTCCAGCCGATACGGGCCGACGAATTCCGCATCGGTAAAAGCCGCTGGACAGGCGCATACAGTACTCGTACGTGGTCTCCTTGGTCTTCTTGTCGTACGTCTCCCGCTTGTACTGATTACCGATCACGGATACAGCGCCACAGATAAAGTTGGTGATTGAGCCGGTCAGCGCCGCGGAGGCCTCTGGGGTCAATCGATCGTCGTCCTCCTGCTGCGGCTCGATGCGCTTTTCATGCGACAGGTAACAGACATGGTAGCCCTTTTTGAGCAGCTCTCGATAATTCATGAGCCACTCCAGCATCCATCCCCCCAACTGCCCGTAAGAGCGCTGAGAGAAAACATCGTCCGGCTTTTGATTCTTGGTAGCCTTCAGCTCCCGGATCACCATTTGCTGCAGCCCGGTCAACTGGTCCAATACGACGCTCTTGTACTTGGTGCCTTTGGCCAGGTACCAATACAGATCCTCTAACTCTGAGGATTCGGTGAGCTTGAATACGTCCACCCCTTCGACGTCTACGACGGAGTCGGTACCCTCCTCTTGGATATCGATCAAGAGCAGGGGCTTGGGGAACGTGCAGGCAAACACCGTCTTGCCGGTCTTTTGGTTGCCGTAGCAAAGCACCGCAATGTGTGACTCGATATCCCCCACAGGACGGATGCGGTCTTCGATACTCTCGCGAAGATCGCGGCTAGCGCCCTCGTGTGGGTTACGTTTAATGATTTTCATACTTCTTTGTCCCTAGGGTCTCTACCTGTAATCTCTTGCTCGTAGCCGCAGGTACAGCCCATAGGGACCGGTGCGTGCCCGCTCCCCATACCGTGCGACTCTATCGGATCTCCGCATCCGCACACGTCCGGGTCAATCACGTTACCGCACCCGCGGCAGATTTCAGTCCTCTTCTGTGCCGTCGTCTTCTTCGCGTTCTTCATAGTCGGACTTTAAAACAAACTTAGCGTTGACTCCGGTCAGCTCCGCTTGACACAGGCGGAAAAACTCACAGGTTTTGCAGCACATGACAGTCATGTTGCGCGGGTAGACCTTCAAGCCCTCCATCAGAATAGCGGTTTGCTTGAACTCCTCCACGACAACGTTGACCGTTTCCTTGTGCGGGGCCGGTAGCGGTACACGACAGTAGAATTTGTCCTGAGAGCGCTTCTCCAGTTGCTCCAAATATTCCGCGTAGTCCGCACGGTCAAGTTTGTTGTCCTCAATCGCTTTCTCGTACGTCCACACGTCCGTATCCAGATCGGCGCGCTGAGTAAGACCCCCTTTCTTGAGGGGCTCTGGGACAGTCGGCGCTTTAGTACGCAGGTAATCCCAGATGATCCCGTCTACTTTCTCATCGTGATCGTGCTCGCGGTTCCAGGCCCAAACGTAGAGCAGCAGTTGGAAATTACCGAACCGCTCCTCCGCGGTTGGAATAGTCTTTTTGGTCTTATGGTCCACCAGCCAGCGGCGATCATCCCGCGTACTGACAACCCTGCGGTCGATATGGCCCACGAACCGGATACCTTTGACCAGATCCGTGACGACCTCCTCTTCAGTTGCCTCTACAATCCAGCCATCGTTATCGTAAGTGCGAATGTACCCCAACATGATGCGCTCGATCTCGTTGAGGAAATTCTCTCCGTAGTACTCTTTCTCTTCCTCGAAGAGGTGCGCGTACTCTTCCTCGTAGCGCTTGAGTACTTTACGCGCGCCTGCTACCCAGCCGTTTTTGGCGTGCGCCTCTAGCATCTCATGCAAGATAGTGCCGCGGAACATCGCAACCGGGCGGCGCTTGGCTTGCAGGTTCAGCACATACGCGAAGTAGTATTTTTTGGGGCAACTTCGGTACGTAGATACTTTGGAGAAACCGACTTCAAACATGTCAAAGCATCTCTGTCAGACCAAGCTCGGCGCATAACGGGCAGGCGCCTTCTGCGTGCAGAATAGGCGCATGGTTGTTTTCACAGCGGACGCGCGGCTCCTTGAGCCAAAGTTGATACGTGCGCGGGAACAGCGCTTGGATGATTTCCCCTAGCGCGTTCGCGAACAGGCGGATTTCCTTCTGCGCGTCCGGAGCGCACCGCAGCGTCATGAACGCGAGCCAGTTACGCAAATTCCCCACGGCGCGCATCTTGGAGTAGTGACCGACAGGCATCACGAGACGCGCCAGCTCTTTGGGGATACCGATGTTGCCCCCCATCTGATAGAGCTGCTCTGCGCGCGCGTAGAACGCCTCAACGGCCTGTAGCCAGTCTTGTGCGTCGGCGCCTAAGAGCCCGGCTTTAAGCCCCTGCGCCTGCCGGTTCTTGGTTGTCGCGTTGCCGCGGGCGAATACATCGTCCTCATCGGGCAAGTAGTACAGATCCGGGAGCATCGTGTAACGCGCGCTCGCTTCGGAGTAGCCCTGCGTGCGGTGCCGGTGCCACTCCCGGAATACCGTAATCGGCGCCTGCACTTCGATAATCAGGCCGGCGAACTCAAATGGGGTTGCGTGTTTGTAGTCGTAGAGGCGTTTGAGTAGCTTGGCATCCTCACCCCAACCGCGAAAGTTTCCCTGCGTTGACTGGCGCGCAGCTTCGATAATGCCGACTTCGTAGTCGTGCGGCACGGAGTCATATGGGGACCCTACTCCTCCATCGCCTGTACCCCACGCCTCCACCAACCGTAGGTAACCATGATCAAGCACTTTTAGGTGCACGCGCCTTCTCCCGTTTTTGTATTTCGCGGTTCAAGTACCAGGCTGCTTTTTTCAAGTCTTCGATGTCATCCCCCTTGAGGCCCGCGCGCCAGATGTACTTGAGCGCGTTCCCGAGGCAAAAGCTGTAGTGCTCGGCGATCTCGATGCACTCCACCCCGCTAGGGTGAGACTTGTAGTGCTGTGGATGGATTGGATCAGCAGCCATCAGTCGATCCACGTGGTAGAGCGGCCATGCACCTGCATGTCCTCAATCGTCTTCAGCGTCTTGCGGGTGATATCCAACGCCGTCCCTGCGTGTCCACAGGCTAACTCTTTGCGCACGCCCCAAAGTGCGTTGCGGACTTCACGGAGTTGGCACTTGAGGTAATCGACGTCTCGTCTGGCCCAACGCTCCGGGAGGTAGTAGAACAAGAACCCCCCGAAAGCTCCGCACAAAAACGATAAGATATACTCACGCGGCGTCACGATAGACCCTCCCCTGTCCCCACGCGCCGATCGACAGGTCAGCTTTCATAGGGACGGACATCTTGATTTTGAACGTCTGCAGCAGCTTCGGACGCTCCATGATCGCGCGCACCTTGGGGAGGACTTCATCCTCGCACCCGCGGCGCACCAGCCCCAAGAGCGCGTCGTGATGTTCGCCGCAGAGTCTATACTGGGCTTTATCGATTGTCTCGTCTATTTCGATCATCGCCGCGGCTTTCCAATCACCGATCGTCCCTTGCACCCGGGAGTTGACCGCTTGGCGCTCAGCCTCGGAGCGCGCCGCGCGATCGGTTGAGAATAGCGCTGGGAGTCGGCGCACCCGCCCGAACATATTCGTCACGTATCCATCGAGCCGGGCGAGGGTTTTGCAGCGGGTGTGCCAAGCGGGGAGCCCTGAGTACACCTCAAAGAACCCTGTGCGGAACGCGTGCGCTTGTTTCCACGTACAGGCCCAGTCATAATCGACTTTGGCCTTTTCGATAAAAGTGTCCTCGTACATTCCGTACAAAAACCCAAACGCAACGCGTTTCGCATTGGTGCGTGCGGTCTTCCACTCCTTCCAGACCTTGGTGCACGCTTCGACTCCGAATTCACGCAGGATATCGAGCGCTTCGGGTAGGGCGGGCCGGCGCTTGGTGTGCGGAGCGAGCTTGTATGCGGTATCAATAGCTGCTTTGGTGTACTCGGGCATGTGCCCGGCACCTACCAAGAAGAGTACCGTATTCCAGTGCACATCTTGGTTGCGCCGGTAGATATCGATAAGGGTCAGATCACCTGACATCTCCGCGGCGATACGCAGCTCCGCCTGGCTCAGATCCGCCTGCACGAAGTCCCAGCGCGACTTAATCACAGTACGGCTCTGTAGTGTAAAACTCCCACACGCCTGGGCTCACTTGCTTCAGCCACTCTAGTTTGGCGTGTCCTAATCTGCATTCAGTATTTTCCGTGAACCCACACCGCAAGTGCGGGAGTAGTTTGCGGATTTCCTCTTCCGTCCATGAGTTGTTAGGCTGCCACTTAGAGCGTGGATCGTTTGGGTTGCCTAGCCACGCGAAAAAGCACTCGATCGTTACCCGCACGTGCCTGCGCGAGTCGGCGTAAGGCCGTGGCTGCCCGCTGGCGAGAATTTCTACCGTGTATCGGTAAGTCACATTTCAACTCCTGAGATAATGGAGCGGATATCGCCATCGGTGGGGATCTGATGGAGCCGGCTGCTGAACCGGCCCGTAACGGTACCATGTTGTTTGTAGCTGAAGTAGATACGCCCGTTGGTGATGTATTGTTTCCATCCGTTCAGGTAGGTGCCCAGGATTTTGTCCAGCTCCCGATACTTCAACAGCTCATTGATAATCGGGTGTTTGCCTTTCAAGTCAACGATAGCCTCCTCGCTGGTAGAGGCTTGGCCGGTAGGTGTTTTCAAGCGTACCGGGAGCTTCAGTTGCTCATATAGGACATGCGCAACTTGATCGCGAGAGCCCCAGTTGATTTCCCCCGCTTTAGCTCCAACACGCTTATCGAGCGCGTCAATGGCCGCTTGGCGCTCCAGGGTGATACGCGCCTCCACCTCGCGGTACTTATCGAAGTCCAGCGGCATGCCTTCGGCTTCGATGTTCTGCAGTGCATAAGCGGAAGGCATCACAAGATGATTGTAGAGCCGTCGCAGTTGCGCGTTGTTGCGCAGCATCTTGCTATACTTGTAAGAGAGGTGCAGCGTGTTCCAGCCGTCTTGGCCGTTGTACCTCCAGTACTTTTCCCGGTTCGCCGGGTCTTTCATCCGCTCCAACCATTCCGGTTTGTCGGATAGCTTCAGCTCCTTGGGAATATCGTACTCTGGGCAGTCCAACTCGATGCGAGAGACGTACTTCAAGTCGTGATCTTGGTTCTCATCAAAGATGTAGTGCGCAAGCTGCGCGTCAAAATCGAAACGCAAGTGCACTCCGTACGCACGCAAGATCGCACCGCT